GGATTTGGATTGATCCATATGATTGGCGGATTGAGTCGAACGGCAACGGTCGCTCTCCGTCAATTGTTGGATGCAGGCACACTTTCAAACTTGCCAGCAGGATTTAAACAAAGAGGTGTAAGAGTTAGAGACGAAGCAGCACCAATACAACCAGGTGAGTTTAAAGATGTAGATGCACCAGGTGGTAACATTAGAGATTCATTTATGATGTTGCCATACAAAGAACCATCTGCAACACTTTTAACTTTAATGGGTGTAGTAGTGCAAGCAGGTCAAAGATTTGCAGCTATCGCTGATATGCAAGTTGGTGATGGTAATCAAGGGGCTGCAGTAGGAACAACAGTTGCTCTTCTTGAAAGAGGATCACGTGTTATGTCTGCGATACACAAAAGACTGTACACATCTATGAGATCTGAGTTTAGATTGCTTGCAAAAATATTTAAAATGTATTTACCACCAGTGTATCCTTTTGATGTGGTGGGTGGTTCAAGAGAAGTTAAACAGATGGATTTTGATGACAGAGTGGACATACTACCTGTTGCAGATCCAAATATATTTTCTATGTCTCAAAGAATTACAATTGCACAAACAGAATTACAACTTGCAACATCTAATCCAAAAATTCACAATCTATACAATGCATATAGAAAAATGTACGAGGCACTTGGTATTAAAGATATTGATAAAATTTTACCACCACCTGCACCCATTGCACCAAAAGATCCAGCGTTAGAACACATTGATTCGTTAGGTATGAAACCTTTTCAAGCATTTCGTGGTCAAGATCATAGAGCACACATTACAGCTCACTTAAATTTTATGGCAACTAATATGGTTAGAAACAATCCACCAATTATGGCTGCTTTAGAAAAAAATATTCTTGAGCATATTAGTCTAATGGCACAAGAACAGATAGAATTAGAGTTTGCAGATACGATTCAACAAATTCCTATGATGCAACAGATGGCACAACAGAACCCACAAGTGCAAGCACAGCTACAAAAGCTGTCTATGGACATGGAAGCAAGAAAAGCTGTGTTGATTGCAGAGTTAACTGGTGATTTTATGGAAGAAGAGAAGAGAATTACGTCACAATTTGACTCTGATCCACTATTAAAATTAAAAGCAAGAGAAGTTGACCTACGTGCAATGGAAAATCAACGTAAAAAAGACGAAGGAGAGCAAAGAATTGACTTAGATAGAGCAAAATTAATGCAATCTAGACAGTTAGCAGAGGATAAAATGGATCAAAACGAAAATTTAGCTAAATTAAGGGCTGGAGTAAGCCTTGCAAAGAGTGGAAATCAAGGTATAACTGCTATTAAGGTAGAAGATTAATGCCACTGAACGAAAAAGGTAAGAAAATAATGAAATCCATGCGTAAACAGTATGGAAAAAAGAAGGGAGAGACAGTTTTTTATGCGTCTAAGAACAAAGGCGTGATAAAAGGTGTAGAAAAGAAAAAAACAAGGAGTAAAAATGCAAAAACTTGATAAAATAAAAGTTGGAACAGTTCCAGAGCAAAGCGTTGAGGTAGATCCAAGATCTAAAACAACAGCTGACAAAGCATTTAACTATATCGGCACAGGAAAGCCTGATTTAGATGTGCAAGGTCAAGGTGCTGTGAGACCAGACAAAAGAAGAAAATCAAAGGCGTACTAATGGCTTGGTTCAGTTTAGCAAAAATTGCTTTGCAAGCTGGTAGTAAGATATATGCCAACCGTCAAAAGACAAAAATGGCTATGTCAGACGCACAGCTCATGCACGCAGAGCGTATGGCCCGAGGTGAGGAAGCTTACCAGGGCAAATTATTGGAAGCGAGACAATCGGACTGGAAAGACGAATTTGTATTGATAATTTTGTCGGCTCCGATTATAGTATTGATGTGGGCAGTTCTATCGGACGACCCAACAGCGATGGAGAAGGTGAAGTTATTCTTCGAGTACTTCTCAACATTACCGTCATGGTTTACAAATTTGTGGATCCTTGTCGTGGCGAGTATTTTTGGTATTAAGGGAACACAAATATTTAGAAACGGAGGAAAAAAATAATGGTAAACAGATTGTACAACAAACAAGTTTCACCTAAAGGCTACAAAGCTGGAGGTAGAGCTGGTAAAATGGGTGGAGGCAGCATGATGAAAAAAGATATGATGCAAAAACCTATGATGAATAAAGGCGGAAATATTCCTCCTCAGTTGAAAAAATTTGTTATGGCTAAAAAGAAAAAAGCCAAAATGAAAAAAGATAAATAATGGCTGGTAAAGGTTTATATGCAAACATTCACGCTAAAAGAAAGCGTGGTGGCAAGATGCGAAAGAAAGGTGCAAAGGGTGCACCAAAAGCATCTGACTTTAAACGAGCAAAACAAACAGCGAGGTCTTAATGACAAAACTATGTCCTAGAGGAAAAGCGGCAGCGAAGCGTAAATTTAAGGTGTACCCTTCGGCCTATGCTAATGCCTACGCATCAAAAATTTGTGCAGGTAAAATTAAAGATCCATCTGGAGTAAAAAGAAAAGATTTTAGAGGACCTAAACCTAGCAAAGCTTCTGGCGGCAGAGTTGGTTTTAATAAAGGTAGTTCTGCGGGTAAAATTCCTACAACGCCAAAAGAAAAAAAATTAGCTGCTTTGGCTCCACCAAGAAATAGAATAACTTTTGGGGATGTAGTTACAGGTAGAAAAGGATCTGGTAAAACTAAAGCTAGAGGTGGTGGTTTAATGGCAGCTACTGAAAAATTAAGAAGACAAGGACTAAGAGGCGGTGGCCTTTGTACTAAAGGGATGAACAGAGAAGCTATCGGAAAAAATTCGTAATGGCTAAAGAAGGTTTAAAGACATGGTTCAAACAAAACTGGGTCGATATTGGGAGCAAACGAAAAGATGGATCGTTTGCAAAATGTGGCCGTTCAAAACAAAAGAAAGATGCGAAGAGGAAGTATCCAAAATGCGTGCCTCTAGCGAAAGCAAGATCAATGACAGAGGGTCAAAGAAGATCTGCCGTTGCCAGGAAACGGGCAGCTGCCAATGTGGGACCTAAACCTACAAACGTAAAAACAATTGCAAAAAGAAAAAATGCTAGATTTGGTGGATCAATGTCACCAACAAGCGATAAAAGAAACCCTAGAATGAATGATATGATGAGACAAGCTCAAAAAAATTATAGAGGTAGTTTCATTCAAGGAAATTTAGGCGGGGTAAAAGTTTCTAATCCTAGTTCAGTTAAATACTATGGAAGAAAGGTGATGCCATGATATCTAGAAGTCAAATGCCAAGACAACTATATTCAAAAGGCACAATGCCAGCAAGAAACAAAAAGAACTTCAGGCCTACAAAGGCTGGAGCAGGTATGACTCGAGCTGGGGTCAAAGCCTATAGAAGACTAAATCCTGGCTCAAAACTAAAAACAGCCGTGACAGGAAAAGTGAAGCCTGGATCAAAAGCTGCCAAACGCAGAAAATCTTTCTGTGCAAGATCACTAGGACAAATGAAAAAATTCCCTAAAGCAGCAAAAGATCCAAACTCACGTCTACGTCAGGCTAGAAGGAGATGGAAATGTTAAAGAAAAAAAGAACAATTAAAAAAGTCATGAAAGGCTTAAAGAAAGCCTCGAAGACACACGCTGCACAAGCTAAAGCATTAAAGGGAGTTATCAATGGCAAAAAGAGATCCTAAAGTCGGAACAGGAAAAAAGCCTAAAGGTTCAGATAGAAGATTGTATACGGATGAGAATCCTAGAGA